AGAAGTAATGACACTGCCAACAGTTGGGCCACTATTCGGAAGCTATAAAGTACAATTAGATGTATTCGAAATACCTATGAGATTGTACAATGCTAAATTACACATGAACAAACTTGGCATAGGCATGGACATGAGCAAAATATATTTGCCTCAAATAGCCGTACTTGCCAATAACCACGCTAGCCATATACCAGACCCAAGTGATAACTGCCATATTAACCCCAGCTCACTACTCAAATATCTGGGGATATCAGGACTCGGAACATTATACTTAGGCACAAACCCTGCAAAAAGATACTTTAATGCAGTACCACTATTGGCCTATTGGGACATATATAAAAATTATTACAGCAACAAACAGGAAGAAATAGGCTACTTCATACATTCAAACGATAGTCTAAAAACTGACGGATTAACTCCAATATATGCCTATCTATATGATAGCTTAATGAACTTTAAAGGAGGAGTATATGATAATTCAGTAACACTAGCAACAGGCGATATACTAATAATCCAATACGGAAACGCAGCGCTTGAACCTGATGTAGACAATATTGCTGTAGTAGCAGACTCAACACCTCTAGTATTAAGTAATGTGTTTGACTGCACATGGAACTCAGGCTTCGCAAGACTTGAATGTGTATTAGATGGCAATGAATACGATGGAGATGACTTCGAAATAACAGCGGGAGAAAGCCCAATGTGGGTAATTCAATCAAAATTCTTTGGATTACAAGAATTCGACTTAACCGCAATCGATGAAATGAGAGAATCCATATTACAACACGCAACAGCAGACGCCTTCATAATAGATGATACGTCACCAATGCCATATGGAGCAAGTATGGATACTATAGGAACAGATGAAGAACTTCAATATAGTTGCCAATTCAGTCAAGAAAGTTTAGCACTCAAAACATACCAAAGCGACCTATTTAACAACTGGATAAATACAGAATGGATAGACGGAAGCGGAGGAATAAGTGAACTAACTGCAGTTGATACAAGCGGAGATAGTTTTACTATTGACGCTCTTAATATAGCACAAAAGGTTTATAATATGCTTAACAGAATAGCATTAAGCGGAGGAACATATGATGACTGGATGGAAGCAGTATATACACATGAAAGAGTTAAAGGAGTAGAAAGCCCAATATACCACGGAAGCCTAATAAAAGAATTGGCATTCGAAGAAGTAATCAGCAACGCACAAACAGCCGATCAACCATTAGGAACACTTGCGGGAAGAGGAAGACTAACACAAAAAAACAAAGGTGGTAGAATGAACATAAATGTAAATGAACCATCTTACATTATGGGTATTGTTTCACTAACACCAAGAGTTGAATACTCACAGGGCAACGATTGGGACGTAAATTTGAAAACTTATGATGATTTTCACAAACCTGCTCTAGATGCAATTGGCTTCCAAGACTTAATAGCAGAACAATTACTTGCAAGCGATAGCATCCTAAATACAACAACAAATGTAGTTACATACCATTCAATTGGAAAACAACCCGCATGGATTAATTACATGACATCAGTAAATAAAGTATTCGGAGCATTCGCAGAAGAAAACAATAGTATGTTCATGACACTGAACAGAAGATACGAAAGAAACTCAAATGCAGACGGAACAATTAAAGACCCAACAACATATATCGACCCGACAAAATTCAACCATATATTTGCGGAAACATCACTTGATAGTCAAAACTTTTGGGTTCAAATTGCCTGCAATATAACAGCAAGAAGAAAAATGAGCGCTAAAGTAATACCTAATCTATAAAATAATGTATAAAATAACACACTTCAGAAAAACCCAAATTAGCAGACCACGTTTGCTAGAGGGTGAACCAATCGAATTAAAAGTTACTCGATTGATACAAAACAAAGAGCCTATTAAAGACGGTGCACCGTTAATATACACAGAAAAAAAAGACGGAATAAACGCTGCTTACAATATACGTACCGACAGATGGGAAATAGCAGCAGAAGCAATGAATAAAATATTAGCATCAAAACAGGCCAAAAAAGATGCATTATTAAAGAGCCAAGACAATGATAAACCCGAAGGAAAAGTAATAAAAATGGAAGACGGGAAACCCGAGTCAACAGCCGGCAAAGCAGAGTCAAAATAAATTGGTACGCGTCTGTTCTTATATACCAAGATAAGGACAGGCGCTTTTTATAAAAAGCGCGAAAAATAATTAATACGTAATACCATGCCACCACTAACACAATCACAAGCAACAGTTATAAGCGGAGGCTTAGGAGCAGCCGCAACATTAGGAACTGGATTACTAGGAATGATAGGACAAAGAGCAAGGGAACGCCGAGCAATGGCAAACCAACGAGAACTAATGGACTTACAATTTCAAAACCAACAGGCACTAAATGAACAAGGACAACAACTACAACTAGATACATGGGAAAAAACTAATTATCCGGCCCAAGTCGCAATGTTAAAAGAAGCGGGATTGAATCCAGCTCTATTATACGGAAAAGGAGGCGGAGGTGGAGCAACAACCGGTTCACAAGGCGGAGGATCCGCAGCTAGTGGTAATGCACCCGCACCACAATCTATGATGATGCCAAATATAATGAACGGAATTAAAGAAGCTGCAGAAATAGCACTCATTAAAGCACAAGCCAGAAAAACAGACATAGAAGCAGCAAAAACAGCTGGAGTAGATACAGAACTAACCAAAACAACAATACAAAAACTAATTGCAGAAACACAAAACGATGAAACAAAAAACAGACTTATAGAACTTGAATCAGATATTGCAGAAATAAATAAAGCAAACAGACAATACCAAATAGATTCAGAAATAAACAACACAATAGAAAATACCAATAAATTAAAATTAGAAAACTCAATAACCTCAGATGCTTATGAAAGCATAATAAATGAAATTAAACAACGAGCAATAGGACAAACACTAGAAAATGAATTAACTAAAGCTAAAACTAAATTAACAGAAACAGAAAAATCAAAACTAACAACTGACATAGTACAAAAATGGAGTGAACTTGCAATACGAGGAGAAGAAGTAAACCTTCAAAGTAAAAAAACAGATATAGATAAATTCGAAGCAGAATTAAAAGCTAAATATCCAACAACAGGACAAGCAATAGGCAGAGTATTAAACAATGCTTTTCAAAGCCTGTATAATCTTGAAAGACTAGTCAGGGGATTCAAAACGGAAGACCCTGAACCAAAAGTAAAATACAATAAATAGTGTGTCTATATCCAAAATTCATAATAAATAGAAAATACATTCCTAACAAAAAAAACAAAGGTAACCCGCCAGCTCTAAAAGACGAAAGAGCCAAATATGTTCCTATTGGGTGCGGTAAATGTATGGAATGTAAAAAGCAAAAAAGCAGAGGATGGCAAGTAAGACTACATGAAGAAATAAGAAATAATAAATGTGGTAAATTTGTCACCCTTAGCTTTTCAGAAGAAAGCCTGGTGCACCTGGAAAAAGACCTAAATACAATTAGAATTAAAATAATCAATATACTTAATAAACAAGAAAACAAACGTTATTCTAAAAAATACAAACCCTTAGAAGGATATCACTTAGATAATGAATTAGCTACATTAGCTACAAGAAGATTTTTAGAAAGATGGAGAAAAGAATTTAAAACCAGTTGCAAACATTGGCTAGTAACAGAATTAGGTCAACTAAATACAGAAAGAATACACATACACGGCCTAATATTCACAAATGAAACCAAACAAACAATTTCAGACATATGGAAATATGGCAACGTTTGGATAGGTGATTATGTCAATGAACAAACAATAAACTATATAGTAAAATATATATACAAAACAGATGAAAAACATAAATACTATAACCCTGTAATATTAACAAGTCCAAAACTTGGTTACAATTATATAAACAGAAATGATAGTAAATTAAATAAATACAATAACAAAAAAACAAATGAACTATATGTAACAAGGACAGGAATTAAATTACCCCTGCCAATATATTACAGGAATAAAATATATACAGATGAAGAAAAAGAAAATCTTTGGCTTAACTTACTGGATAAAAACACCAGATATATAAATAAAATAAAAATAAACGTAGCCAAAGGAGAAGATGAATACTTCAAAGTACTAGAAGAACAAAGAAGAATAAACACCCTATTGGGATATGGTGATAATAAAATAGACTGGAATAAAAAACATTACGAACAAGAAATTAGAAACGTTAAAAAACTAGAAAGAATTGCAAAACAAAATAATAAATAATAAGAACCCGCTTATTTCGCGCCCGCTCAAGAAACCTTACAAGCGGGAAGAAGCACACGCGGAAATCAGTATATAAGGGTTAACGCTAACGCAAAACATTAAAAATGAAAACTATATTAGATGTAACATGCGGATCAAAATCAATGTGGTTCGATAAAAACAACGAAAATACAATATACACAGACCTAAGAAATGAAACAATAAATATACATGGAAAAACCATACAAATAAGGCCCGACAAAATAGAAGACTTCAGATCATTATCATTCAAAGACAACTCATTCAAACTAGTTATATTCGATCCACCACACGCAAAACATTTAGGAAAAAACTCAGTACTTAAGGCCAGATATACTACATTATGGCCCACTTGGCAAGAAGATATACGAATTGGATTAAACGAATGTATAAGAGTTTTAGAAAAAGATGGAATCCTAATATTCAAATGGTCAGAAATAGAAATAACAACAAACCGAATCCTAAAAATAATAGATCATAAACCATTATTTGGTCATACCAGTAATAAAGGTAAAACAATATGGCTGATATTTATTAAAAAATAATTTTCACATTTAAAATAATAAATTATAACTTTGAACAATTGTTAAACTTAAACTTTAAAATTATGGAAAACGTAAACTGGCTCGTTATCATTTCACTGATATTAGCATCAGTGTATGAAATCCTTAGTAGAATTATACCCACTTCAAAAGTATGGTCTATAATCGGAAAAGTAATTGAAATACTTAAATGGATATCAGATAAACTTGATAATGGTAAAAAATCAAAATGAAATCAATTAATGATATCATACAACTAGAAATTAATTTCTATAAGGACTTAAATAAACAAGAACTTAAAGAATTAAGAGAGGAACAACTAAGAAGGGGAATATCTATAAAACCCCATAAAAACAAATACGAAAAACAACAAAAAGAAACTATTAATATGATTATAAACCGACTAATACAAAAACAATTATGAAAAAAACAATTAACTTGGGACGGTGCACAGAACCCACAGAACCATTGTTCACAAGGACAGAAGTTGAAAATACACCCTTCGTGATAATATCACATGAAGATACACACTTCGGAACATTCGGAAAATTTAAAATAACAGAAGACTACCTAACACTTGAACAATGCAAAACAGAACTCGAAAAAATAACTTGGAACAGATTAGTACAAATAATATCATTAGTAGTATCATTGTTAAACGAAAAATCGAAATAATATGGAAACAACATTAGGAGGAGGAAGATTAGGAAGCGGTAATAAGCAAGATATGTCTTACCGCAATTATGAAAGGTC